TATAATATGTCAGTAATACCGCCAACAAAAAACGCAGCTCTTATAGTAGATGATTTTATATCATATGCCACATTACATTTATCTACTGTAAGTGGAATTATAAATACAGTATCATTGTATCCACCAATTGGAACTCCTGGCCCTGGTATAATAAATTGGACATCATATATGGTAGCGCCTGCTAGACCTGGAGGAGCAGCATCTACTGGTACTGATGTAGAAGATATAGAACAAATTCCAGAAGAAGAAATAGTGATGAATGATGCGCAAATTGCAGCATCAGAAGAAGCATGGTTGGAGGGAGCTGATATAAATGAAGCAACAGCAACTGCATATGAAGAAGTTCCTGATAATGCAGAACCACCAACGGAAGAAGAACAAACTATATTGGAAGAAAGGATTGATGCAGAAGCTGAAGAAGCTGCAGAAGAATTAGAAGAAAAAATACCAAAAGAGGATAATCCTAAAAATAAAGAAAAACTACAACAAATACCAAATTATAAAACAAAAATAAAAGTACCAGATGAATTGGTTAGAGCTATGAGAAAGGTTGGGGTTGGGAAAACTCCATTAGATAGAGCACATTTTTTAGCACAGGTTCATGCGGAGACAGGTGGATTTAGAGTTAAGACAGAAAGTTTAAAGTATTCTGCAAAGAGAGCATTTCAAATATTTAATCCACCCCAAACGAAAAAGAAATATTTCCCAACGTTAGAATCGGCCAAAGAATACGAATATAATGAAGAAAAGTTAGGAAACTATGTATATGGTAACAGATTGGGTAATGGACCTGCAACCAGTGGAGAAGGATTCAAATATAGAGGTAGGGGTATGCTGCAAATGACAGGTAAAGAAAATTATACAAGATTTGGTAAAAAAGTTGGTGAAAATTGGCAAGGAAATCCTGATTTAGTTGCAACTTTAAATGGTGGTTCTTTGGCAGCATGTTTGTTTTGGAAAACTAACGATATTGCAAAATATGCTACGAATGATAGTATTAAGCAAATAAATTTATGTGGTTGGAGGGTAAATGGTGCAAATCCACCAAATGGAGCTGAGGAAAGAATTAGAGAATTTAATAAATATTGGGCAGAATTGCAAAAAGACCCTACCCTTTGGAGTTAAATCCCAAAAATACTTAATTCAAATATTTATAAACATAACAAACAAAGAATAGAATATTATGGACACGGATAAACTATTGAAAGCCATTCAAATTCTTATTAAAGAGGAGCTTAAAACACAATTACCTGCTTTAATTAAGGAAGGTGTAAAGGCTGAAATGAAAAAAATACTATCTGAATCAAAGGTAGTGCCAAAACCGCAATCAAAGGGTATTTCGATGGCTAAAGCTATGATGGAAGATGAAATCATCGAAGAATCAGTAGTACAAAAAGTAATACCTACAAAGCAATTTAGCAAAAACCCAATGATTAACCAAATTTTAAACGAAACCGCAATGGCACCTACAAATACTGATGGTGGGTTCAGAACAATGAATTTTGGACAGGGTGATATGGGTTCAATTGTAGGTAGAACTGCATTGGCAGAAAAAATGGGATATGGTGATTTAGCAAAAGGACCTTCTCCAACTGGGTTGGGTGTTAATACTGGAGTACCTGAATTGGATAAAGCATTGAATAGAGATTATTCAGAATTAGTTAAAAGATTTAAAAAGAAATAATGGCAATTGTATTAGGACAAAAATTAGTACAAGATACTAAAAAGTATGAAGATTATGCGATAGGTATATCATTACCAATCCAAATTGGTAATACTGCCTTCAATCAAACCTTTACAACCAATGAGCAAATTAAATCAAATGTAAAAAATTTATTATTAACTAAAAAAGGTGAAAGGGTAATGCAGCCTGAATTTGGTAGTGGACTACAAGAATTACTTTTTGATTTTAATGATGATACTTTACCTACTAAAATTGAAGATGCTATAACAGCAGCTTTAGAACAATGGTTACCATATGTTACAATAGAACAAATAGATGTAGAAAGTACAAATAACAATAGAGATAATAATTTAGTTAATGTTTCTGTTACATTTGGATTATTAAATCAACCTGATTTAAACACTGTATCTTTTACAATAGCCGCTTAATAAATTAAAAATGGGAATAACTGTAACAAATAAGAATTTTAAAAATAAAGGAAAAGATATAAAATATCTTGATAAAGATTTTATTGGATTTAGAAATAATCTAGTAGAATTTGCAAAAAACTATTTCCCAAAAACATATTCTGATTTTAATGAATCATCGCCTGGTATGATGTTTATTGAAATGGCATCATATATAGGAGATTCTTTATCTTATTATATTGATGATACATTAAAAGAATCATTGATGGTATATGCTGAGGATATAAAAAGTGTATTAGCATTATCTCAATATTTAGGATATAAACCAAAGGTAACATCCCCAGCAATTACAACATTATCGGTTTATCAATTAGTTCCATCAATTGGAACTGGTGTAAATAATTTACCTGATACAAAATATTTTTTAAGAATTAAAGAAGGGTTGCAATCAGCATCAACAAAAGATGGTATATTATTTAGAACAACAGATGCTGTTGATTTTTCTGATGAAAATGGTAGAGAGGTTAGTGTTTATCAAAGAGATTCTGCTACTGGAGAACCAAGTTTTTATTTAATTAAAAAGTATGTACAAGCAATATCTGGTGAACTAAAAGAGAAGTCAGTTACATTTAATTCATATTCTCCATTTGAAAAAATAGTATTGGATGAAACTGATGTAATTCAAATATATGATTGTAGAGATAGTGGTAATAATAAATGGTATGAAGTACCATATTTAGCACAAGAAATGGTTTTTATAGATGTACCAAATACAGAAGTAAATGATGCAGATTTGTATCAATTTAAAACAACTGTACCATACATTTTAAAAACAATAAAAACTCCAAGAAGATTTGTTACAAAGATAGATGAAGAAAGTAGAACTGTTATTCAATTTGGCGCAGGTGATTCATCTGCATCGGATGAACAATTAATTCCAAATCTTAAAAATGTAGGATTGGGATTACCAAATTCTATTAATAGATTAGAAGAATCATTTGACCCAACAAACTTTTTAAAAACAAAAACATATGGAACATCTCCATCAGCAACAACAATAACTGTTAAGTATTTAACTGGTGGTGGTGTTAAATCAAATGTAGCAACTGGACAATTAACTAGAATCAATAAAATAGAATTTGAAGAAGATACCCAAGCATTAACTGATGCAGAGAGAGCAATATATAATGCTACTAAAAACTCTGTAGCTATTGATAATGAAGTTACGGCTGCTGGTGGTAGAGGTGGTGAGACTGTTGAAGAAATTAGACAAAACGCTTTAGCAAACTTTGGTTCTCAAAATAGAGCAGTAACAGCAAAAGATTATCAAGTAAGAGTATTATCTATGCCTGCAAAATTTGGAGCAGTTGCAAAAGCTTACGCTGTAGCTGATGGTACGATTGATAATAACTCACCCGCATCTATATTAGCATCTCCAAATAATTTACAAGAGTTTACTGATTTAGTAATGAATTTTGTTAATATGCCTGATAGTGAAGAACCATCTGAACAATCTATAAAAGAAGATATTACAAAATATTTAATTGGTAAAACTTCAAACGAAAACGAAAAGAATAATCCTTTCGCAATTAATTTGTATTTGTTAGGATATGATTTATTTGGAAGATTAGTACCACTTACTAGAGGAGTTAAAGAAAATGTAAAGACTTATTTAAATGAGTATAGATTATTAACCGATGGTATAAACATTAATGATGGATTTATTATAAATATAGGTATTGATTTTGAAATATCAGTTTATCAAAACTATAATAAGAGTGAAATATTAGCAAAATGTATTTCAGAATTAAAAGATTATTTTAACATTGATAATTGGCAATTTAATCAAACAATAAATTTGAGTGAAGTTGAATTATTAATAGCAAATATAGAAGGAGTTTCATCTGTTCCAAGTTTATCAATAGTGAATAAGTGTGGAGGTAAATACGCACCAAATTCATATAATATAGAAGCGGCAACTAAAGCTAAGATTGTATATCCATCTTTAGACCCATCTATTTTTGAAATTAAATATCCGGATTCGGACATAAAAGGAAGGGCAAAATAATGGGATACTACTTTTTAACAGCATCAAAAGATGCAACGCTTTATCTTCAACAACCCAATCAAAATACTGGGCTTGATGAAATCTTAGAAATAAGTAAAATATATTATGGAAACATAAAGGATGTATCTCATGCTTTAGTAAAATTTGAAGTAGGATATATATCAAAATCAATATCAGATGGTACTATTGGATTTAATGATGCAACTTTAATTTTAAGAGAAACTGAAACAAATGAAATTCCATTAGAATATACAATATACGCAAATGCATTATCTGGTAGTTGGCAAATGGGTACTGGTACTCGTTTTGATAATATATCAACACAAGGTGCAACTTGGAATTATAGAGAAGGTGATACTAAATTAGATTGGTTGCAAAACAATTTTAATTCATTTACAACAGCTAGTATAAACAATGGTGTGGGTGGAACTTGGTGGACACGATACGCAGCTTCTCAATCGTTTAATTATCAAACATCTGATATTAATATGGATGTAAAATCTATATTAAGAGTTTGGATGAGTGGTTCTATACCAAATGATGGATTTATTTTGAAATATGCAAACGCAGACAATTCAAATGATGTAGAATCTAATACTGAAGATTATGGTGTAATAAAATTCTTTAGTAAAGAAACTCATACAATATATCAACCAAAGATTAGAATAGGTTGGGATGACCAATCTTATATAACTGGTTCATTGATGGCATTAACTGCAGAAGATATTAAAATTGGTATTAATAATTTAAAGAAAGAATACAAATTAAATAGTATTGCTAAAATAAGAATATTTGGTAGAGAATTATATCCATTAAAAACTTTCTCTAATCAATTTGCATACAATACCCAAAAGTATTTACCACAAACCACAATGTATCAGATACGAGATTTTGCATCTAATGATATAATAATTCCATTTAGTAACTATT